AGATAATAATGCACAGGGTTAACCTTGACGGTCCGTTCATGCTGCTGTATGCAGTCGTTTTAATAGTTGTCGTGATTATTGCATTTGTGGTATCATACCTCATCAACAGGAGCAAAGATCGTCTGTATACTTGTCTAAGTACATGGTCAGCATTGACTTGATTTCAGATCTATTTAGTGACGCAAGGCATGCCCATGAGTGCGTAGACGGGTCATCATATATGGAGAGGTGGAATCATGCAGTAGATAGCGCAAGACACATAGTAAATGGAATCTTTGGAGAGGATGTTGAAATAGCGTTTGTAAAAAAGTGAGAGGGCAACTTACAATGAATGACATTCCGGACCGGCACCCAATTGACCCTGACGAGCAGCATATGATCTATGCTAGGCGTTACGCTCCGCAGGTCATGGAGCCTCTCGATGACGAGCACATTCGAGAGCTTAAGAAGGCGATCGCTGAGATGGTAAAACTCTGGAGCAAGTAAATGAACAACGTTCACATCAAGTCAGGTGACAAGGTCCGAACCTCTACCGATGAGGTGTTCGTGGTTCGTCGAGTGATGGAGTGCAGGGACTGGGCCGAGCTGGTTCCTGCCGGTGATAACATCAGCAAGCGCAGGCGCAACCGATTTGCTCGAATCAGCGAACTTGAGTATTTGGGGAGCGCGCGGTGATGGACGCGGAACCCCGCATTTTGTCGGTAGGACGAAAGATAGGGACGTTGCGAGTGAGCACTATGACTCGTGTCGAAGTGACCCATACAGCACCTGAACTGTGCTGATAATCTCGGACACCAGATACGAGTGGGCAAACTGTTGTACGAACTGGGAGGAGTCTTGATATGTGCAGGGTAGTAGCAGACGGGCGCCCGGGGGAGTGCATAGGCGCTCTGCCAGGGTGCCACGCGGTGCGGGTGGTGGTGGATGGCGTGAGTTACCACCACGCTGGGAGTCAGTACACGGTGTACAGCTGCGAGCGAGTGCACCGGGTTCCGATGAAGCTATTCGGCATGTCGTGCACCTACTCGTGTCCGACGCCGGTGTGGGGTGTTCGATGAAGACGTGCTACACGTGCGCCCACGGGGCCCCTGCTTCGATGTCAGGCGCGATCTGCTTTGGGTGCCATGACTTGTCAACTGGTGAGAACACGCGCTGGCAGCCGGCGCCAACCTCCTCCAGGGGCGGCAGGTTTGCTCCGGTCGGGGAAGAGGGTGTCGAAGTCGAGGTTGCGGACGCTGCGTGCAGCGCTGGAGGGTGTGGGCTATGAACCGTGACGAGCTGTTGGTGGTCTCGCACCCGGCTGCGGAGGGCCGTTCGAGTGATGCGCGATGGCCATGATGGTGTTCGTACAGTCGGGCGGGCGGGCGGTTCACCCGCTGACAGGCGAGGCCTTCATGGTTCCAGGGGTTGATGCAAAGATGGATGACGTAGTGCTATCCAGGAACACCTAATTAAACGATGTTCAGTTCATCTAGGTGTGCCACGATGCAAATAGACGAAAAAAAAGCTCGCATGTCCGGCAGCATCGTCTATAATAGATCACAGATAGAGAGAAGACACCAGCACACCGGAGCTAGACATGATCAACCGAATCCGCAGCACATACACGACCTTCGACGCAGCCGGATACCCGCGCGAAGTGTGCAACGAGTACTTCTTAAGCACATACTGGAACCTCGGCTACATCGCTGGCCTTGAGCTGAGCCTCGAGAGCTACTACCGCAAGCTGGCCGAGATCTGATAAAGAAAACGCCCCCGGGAAACCGGGGGCCTCACAGGAGCTAGACATGAACGAAGCTCAAGAGTGCATGTACAACTATGCGCACTTCGACACTATCAGCAGCGATAGGACCGAATGGCTCGTTGATCTACTTGTGATCGGTTATCTGCGGTACTACAATTCAAGCAAGTACCCTTCACTTGTAATGAAGGCTTATGACTCGGCATTCCAAGACGGACTGGATAGCACAGGCTGTCTGGATTCAGGACTCTGAACACAGTTTAATTTACAGGAGCGCAAACATGCAACTGAAACCATGTAAGCACCTTGACCACGAAGGCGAGTACGTGAACTGCGAGCTTAAGGATCTTCCGGACGATATCTGCCAAGTGAAGTTCTGGCGCAGAACGGAAGTCCCATACAAAGGCGCACCAGTGGACGTTCAGTTCTGCAAGCTACGTGGGCGCATGAACGGTATTTTTATCTGTTACACCGGCGAAATGCCATGCTACGAACCAGAGTAACAGAACACCGTTTAATTTACAGTGGCTAGACATGACTACAGAATCTCTTAAGCAGCGTGAAGATAAGGACTTGGCACTTGCGATCAGGTTCATCAGGGCATCATACGGACCTGAAGAGCCGCACAAGGCCATCAACTTCTCCGGAATGAGCCATCAGGCCTTCGCGTGGGCGTGTGGTCGGCTGACAGACAACCTCGAGATGGATAATCCTTACAGGAGCTGGGAAAAGTGAAGACGAAGTTCACCGTTTATAACATTGAAGACGTGATAGCTGCTTCATGGCATTGTGTCGTTTCAACCAATGAGATATTTTCTGGAGAAAAGACAGGCTTTGCTAGTGAGATTAAAGCGATGCTTTGGGCACGCAGAGGAATATCGAGGTGTCTTGAGGAAGCTGAAGACCGAACGGAGGAACAGAAGTGATCAAGCAAACTCGAATCTTGCACCTGAAGGACTCGTACAGCGCAGCATGGACAGCAAAGCCTGAGACTTTCATGGAGCGCGCGGTATCCGTTAACTTGCAGATCGAAACCGATGGCCATATGGATGGCTTCAAGTCTCCCGAGAGTGCGCGCGCGTGGGCGTATAAGGAGGCTTGCAGGAGTGAGGAGAGGGTTCGCGGGTTCATTGAACGAATCACAGATATACAGGCTGTCGGAGGCTGACATGAACGAGAACATGATTGAGATCAACGATCTATTTGACGGTGGCGATGATGCTGCTTACTGGCAGCGCTATTACGAGCGCACATCTGGCGATTCGAGCTGTGAGGACTATCTAGAGTGCGCTGAGACATGGTTTTTGAGTAGCATTCCGCATGATCTATGACACTGGGGATGCGAGCGTGAAAGTCACTATACTTCGAAAGTTCAACGTCCCATTCGCAGCGGTTGTACAGCTGGACAGCGGGATGGTTGTCTTGATCATGTTGGAGACGCACGAGCTATCGGTGGTTCGACTTGCTAACGACTGGTCATCTGCAATAAATGTTGCAGAGTTAGAAAGAATTGTGGTATGAGTTGGCAGACGATTTATGTGCTGTTCGCCATGGTTGCTTCCTGCGTGATGTTCGCCTTGTACTCACCGATGGAAGCTGTATTTACGGTCTCGGTTATGACATCAATCCTTGTTGGCAACCAAATTTGAGGTTTATCAAATGATTAAGGACGTTAGCGCGCAGCGTGATGAGCGCACCGAGGACTCTCCATGCCGCTTCCAGGATCACGAGAATGACAGCCATGGGTACGAGCGCACGTGCCCTGGATCAAGCCTGGAGGACTACAAGGCCGATCCTGGTGGCTGGTTAAAGGGATTGTATGAGAGGTGCGCAAGGAAGCTGAAAGAAGCCGGCTGGACCATGCCAGAATAGAGAGGTGGCGTGATGTGCATCTACCTTGTCAGCGGATATCATCCGTATGCTCGCATTGGTATGGAGAAGTTGGTGGATGCCACTACGCCATTCGAGGCGGTGCAGAAGGAGGCAGGTGAGGAGCGCGTGCAGGGATGCAATCATAAGGGCAGTTATTATGTTTGCTATACGGCAAAAAGCCGGTATTATGTTAGTCAGCAGGACATCAAGAAGCATGAGTGAGGAAGAGTCAATGGTTTGCAATAGCTGCGGGGTTAATCCAGCAGAGGAGCCGCACTCGTGTCCTTACGCTACCGAAATGGGAAGCACAGACGATCAATACTGCACATGTTGCCCTGAATGCACGCGCAATTGTGCGATGGACATTTGAAGTATGAGAGCAAATGCAATGAAAGCACTAGTTCTGCTTATGTCTATACTGTCAGGATGCGCGATGCTCTCGCAGAGCGCGCCTGTCGGAACCGGGCATTTCATTGCTTGTCACATGGACATGACGCAGTGTTTCAGGGAAGCGAATCGCTTGTGTCCTTATGGGTACGAAATCATTCACCTAGATGAAGTACGCGATCCATATGCTACTTCAATCCTGTATTATTCTGTGCAGGGTACGTCTGTTTATGGGAAGCTGCTGATCGACTGCGGAGAATAGGGAAACATCATGGGCAAATTACTACTCGTATTGCTTATTTCGTTTACACTTGTTGGTTGCGACGGTATACCAGTTAAACTGGATATTAATTGCGGCTGTCCTTTTGAAGATGGCAAGATTGGAACTGCTAGAGGTTTATCAGGAGAAGTTTATAAGGACAAAGACGGAAACCTTAGGTTTGATCTTCCAGATGACTCCGGTCCATGGTACAAGTACAGGCAAAACGAACATCCTAATGCACATCACAATCCAAAGATTGTCAAGAACGAAACGACTGGCGAGCGGCTGATGTGGGATGAGGCGGCTGGCCAGTGGGCTCCATACGCGACGAACGATGCCACTGGCGAGGCTATCTACTTTGACTATGCCAGGAATGTGTGGACTCCCGTCAACACAGGCGTATCCAATGGGCTCACCGACGTAGTCCAACCCATAAGTAGTAGGGTTTACACTGAAGGTGACATAACATACGAGGAGTTCGAATATGGAAATATCAGGCAGGATAAGCAAACTGGAATGTTCGAGTACCAGAAAAAAGATGGAATGTGGTATAGAGCCAGGCTCCGTAAGGAAGTAATCGTCCCAGTAGTAGAGGTATTCGACGGGTCAGAATGGCGAGCTGTGCCGCAACACGCCGCTGAACTTGCGATCGAGAAGGCATTTCAAACACATGAATGATCTAAAAGACGACATCATCGAGCTCATTCTAGTCCTGCTAGACGAATCACAGCTACTTACAAATGAGAATTCTTACGTTGAAGACTACAAAGGGCTAGTCCACTACGCAGGAGACAGGGGAGACCGGTACTTCAAGATCGAGCTAATTGAAGTTGACCAGAAGGACTAGCAGTGCCGCTCCTGGTTAGAGAATACACGCCTTCACCTACCATCCGTCGGTTCCATCTAGACGACACCTTCTATCGCGGTCTGATGGGACCGATTGGTAGCGGGAAGTCGGTTGCGTGTGTGGCGGAGCTCATGATCAGGGCGCAGGAACAAGAGCATTCTCCTGACGGTATCCGCCACACGCGCCATGTCATCGTGCGCAACACCTACCGCGAGCTCACTGACACGACTATCAAGACGTTCCATTCCTGGATTCCGAGGGATGCAGGCGAATGGCTTGGGAAGGACATGACATTCACCATTAATGGAGGTGATTTTCATACCGAGTTCATGTTCAGGGCGCTTGATAAGCCAGGAGATGTCAAGAAGCTCCTATCCATGGAGTTCACGGTTGGGTGGGTGAACGAAGCGAGAGAGATCCCGAAGTCGATCATCGACATGATGGGTGGACGTGCAGGGCGATATCCAGACAAAAGCTTTGGAGGCCCAACATGGTACGGGATCATCATGGACACGAACCCACCGGACACAGATTCATGGTGGTACCGGATATTCGAACAACCTGACGAGTATGGGAATTATGCAGATGGATGGCGACTGTTCCGTCAGCCTTCAGCGCGTGGACCTGATGCCGAGAATATCGAGAATTTGCCGCATGGCTATTATGATCGGCAGCTATTCGGAAAGACTGAAGAATGGATCTCGATCTATGTTGACGGGAATTACGGTTACACCATGGAGGGGAAGCCTATACATCCGAAGTTCAACCATAGTGTCCACGTCCTGGCGGGTGATCACGAGGTGTTGCCCAAGCGCCCGTTGCTCGTTGGCGCGGATTTTGGGCTGACCCCAGCTGCCGTTATCCTGCAATACCACCCGCTTGGGTATTGGGTGGTCCTAGACGAGATAGTGACGGAGGACATGGGAGCTGACGAGTTTGGGCCGGCAGTCATTGAGCACCTGCACCGGCACTACCCCGGGATGGAGTATTGTGGGTGGGGAGATCCGTCAGGGGACACGAGGAGCCAGGCGAACAGCCGGATGACGGTGTTCACCGAGCTCTACAAGACAGGCCTGATGCTCTCGCCTTGCCAAACGAATGACCTATTGGCGCGGATCTCGACGGTCAACCGGCTACTCGGAACGTTGGCCGCTGACGGAAAGCCGAGGCTGCGGTTTTCGAAGAAAGCGCAAATTTTGATCAAAGCAATGGCCGGGGGGTACCACTACCGGCGGGTCAATATCGCTGGTCTCGAGAAGTTCGAGGACAGGCCGAACAAGAATTCGTTCAGCCACGTGGCCGAAGCCCTCCAGTATGCCCTTGTTGGCGACGCTGGGTATACTGAGCAGAAGGAGGAGCGCACAATGCGAAGGCGATATGACGAGCGGCCTGCTGGCCGGCATCGGTCTTGGAAAACTGCATGAGGGCACACGATGGCGACGCTCTATGTTCCGGTCACGCTGGGGTCAATCCATGCTGATCGGCTGATGTCCGCTGTGAATACCCTGCGCAACGCCGAATGCAAATTGAGTTCGGTCAAGCAGGTGATGGACGCGATGATAGACGGTGCCGACTACTCGGAGCTGGAGACCTACTTCGGGCTTCCGACCGGCGAAGGGTCGAGCGTGTGGACGAACGTCTCGAACGCGCTCACCGAGATCCAGAACGACGCAACCGTTCAGCAGCTGATGGACATGCTCGGCGCCTACTGAGGTGGCCTACTCCACCGGCTACTACGCAAAGATCACAATCGGGGGCGGCTTATCGGCCGCCGCCCTGTCGAACTACACCCTGTGGATCACGGCCGAGAACGTATCGGCCAACGTCCTGTCGAACATCCAGGCCAACGCAAGGGCGGACCTGAACGACGTTCGGTTCAGCACGGACACCGCCGGCGACAACCTCCTCAGCCTCTATAAGATCCTCGCCTCGCCTGCGAATGGCGACTTCGCGTTCCTCGTGGGACCGGTGAATTACACCGGCTCTACCGCCCTCGAGATTTACATGCATTGGGGCGACGGAACGCTCACCACGGACAGCTCCGCCTCGACGGTGTTCGACTCGTCCGTGGTATCGGCCTACACGCCTCGGGCCGTTGGCGCCGCCACGGACCTGGCTTCGACCGGGAACAACCTGGCTACGGCCGGCGGCACGATCGCAGTCAACCAGACGAGCGCGCCCCCGGGGAACATCTACTCGTGGGACTTCAGCGCCAGCGCCAGCCAGTATATGAGCCTGGCCAACGCCACGACCAAAGGCATGGGCGTGGTTGGCACGGGCGCCACGATCCGGCTGCTGATGAAAAACCGCAGCACGGGCAACGCCGGGTTCGCGAATGTCGGCGACGGGAACGCCGCGACCTCGGGGCATTGGTTCGGTGCCGGCTACCTGACATCGGCCGGGAACCATGATTACGTGGTCTCGCAGCGGGCGGGAACTGGCCAGCTGGCCCGCTCGGCCATCGCGTCGTCCACCCTGAACGCCTGGAACTACTTCGCGGTCAAGTTCGATCCCACGACGAGCGCCGTGGGCGGCCTGGCGTGGAGCACCACGGCATCGAACGTCGCGAGCGGTTACGGGCAGACCTCGACGCTCAGCAACATCTACGTGGGCACGGGGGACAACAACGCATCCCTCGTGATGGCTGGGCGCATTGCCTTCGCGGCCTTCGACGCGACGACGCGGTCGGATGCGTGGCTTGCGGCAGACAACCGGCTGATGCTCGGCCAGGCCACATACGTGGCCTACGATGCTGACCCCACGGCGCACGGTGCGGGGGCGAGCGCCACCCCGACGACGGGCACGCTTGCGCTGATAGGTGGCGCGCCGACTGTGTTCCGGGCGGTGTCCGCCACCCCGACGACGGGCGCGCTGGCGATCGCTGGCGCGGCGCCTGAGGTGTTCCGAGCGGTGGCCGCCACCCCTGCATCGGGGTCGGTTGCGATCACCGGAAATGCGCCAACAGCGACCGCTGTGACCGGTGCGAGCGCCACCCCGGGGGTCGGGTCGCTGGCGCTCATTGGCGCGGCTCCGCAGGTATTCAGGGCGGTGTCCACCACCCCGGCGGTTGGGTCGGTTGCGATCGTGGGGGCCGCGCCCGCGGTGTTCCGGGCGGTATCGGCCACCCCGGCGACTGGATCGGTTTCAGTGATCGGAGCGGCGCCGACGGTATTAACCGGCGCTGGCGTGGCAAAGACAGCGACACCGACCGTTGGCCATGTCTCGATTATTGGAGCCGTTCCAATGGTCGAGAAATATCTCATCACTGGCAGGCTTGTACGTTCGCGTCGCGTCCGTATTTGGGAAATAATCGAGCGTGACGACGAAGCGGTGATGCTTGCCTATCTATCAACGAGGTGAGGCATGCCATTGACGAAGAAGGGGCGGAAGATAAAATCCGCCATGAAAGCGCAATATGGCCAAGACAAGGGCGAGCGCGTGTTCTACGCCAGCAAGAATTCTGGCAAAATCACAGGCGTTGACAAGAAACGCAAGCGAGGCAAGAAATGAAAGGCATTTTCGGAAGTTCGATGATCTCTGGTTCCGGCTCTGACGGGATGCAGATGAAGGGCAAGAAGCGCAAGATGAAGGATCAGCCAAAGGTGAAGATTCGCAAGGGTGGAAAGCTGCCTGGGGGTGTGCGTCTAGGTCCGCAGAAGTAAGTCATGATCAAGAGCATAGACGGCAAGGTCGATATTGAGTCGATCCAACGCGCATTCAAGGCTTCTAGAGACAAGACTGCCGATTGGCGCAAAGAAGCCAAAAAGTGGTACGACTATGTAGCAGGCGATCAGTACACCGAAGAGGAAATGGATCTAGCTGATCCAGAGCGCGCGTTTGTCGTATTCAATCGCACTGCCGTCTATGTTGAGACAGTAACCGGTATCGAGGCCTTGCAGCGGGACAAGGCGCAAATTGTATCGCGAGGTGTAGGACCGCAACGCAATCAGGTTGCGGATATATGGGATGCCGCATTAGGTTATGTCATAGACGATAGCGCTGCTGAGGTTCACCAGTCCGAGGCGTTCCGAGACATGGTGATCTGCGGCATGGGGTGGACGGAATCGCACATGGACTTTGTCCGCAACCCCGATGGAGACCTGATAGCAGCGGCTCGCGTTGATCCGCTCCACATGTATTGGGACCCTATGTCAACGGAGCGCAATGCTAGCGATCGGAGGTGGAGCATTCGGATTGCGCCGTATGAGCGCTCCGAGATCGAGATGATGTGGCCTGATAAGGTCGATGAGATCTCGTGGAGCAATTTTTTCGCGCCTGTTCCGAATCCGGATACTGATGTTGAGCGCGGGCCTAAGTTTTCATACACGGAAGAGGAGGATTGGAACCCTGACCCGTCTGATGTAATTTGGATATCGCATGTCAACTGGTACGAGGTTGAGCCCTTCATGAGGGTGTCGATCGAAGGCAACAACGTTGACGTTCCTAGATCAGAATGGGATAGCTTCAAGGAGACGTTCCCGGAGCTGGCTGAGTACGGGAAGAAGGCAAAGAAACGAGTTTACAAGTATGCTTTCGTAGTTGGAAACACGGTACTTGAGGAGGGCGAATCCTTCGTTCAGGAGGGGTTCAGCTTTCAGGTGATGACTGGTCATTATCACCGGAGTGAAGGAACGTGGTTCGGTATCGTGAAGCCGTTCATCGATCCACAGGATTGGGTCAATAAGATGTACGGCTCGATCATCGAGACCATGGCCACGAACAGCAAGGGCGGAGGTCTACTGTACGAGGAGGACGCTGTAGACGACATCAGGGACCTTGAGGAGTCATGGGCGCGCCCGGCCGGCCTGCACGCATTCCGCCCTGGTGCGATATCCGGCAGAAAAATCATGCCGAAGCCCGAGGCAACATACCCGGAAGGCCTCGACCGGCTGATGACCTTCGCATTCCAGATGTTCGGTGAGGTGTCCGGGGTAACCCCAGAGCTCATGGGTATGGTTTCCCATGATCAGCCCGGGGTTGTGGAGTACCAGCGCAAGCAGGCTAGCATCTCAACGTTGGCGTGGGCTTTCGATTCCAAGCGCTCGTATCTGAAGCACTGGGGGCGGATCGTCGCAGAGGCAATCCAGAAGCACCTGGCCGACGGGCGCATCATCAGGGCGAGCGGTGGAGAGGAGGGTATGCAATACCTGCCGCTCCTGCGCGACGAGCTATCCCTTGAATACGAGGTGGTGGTGAACACCGCTCCGTCGGCTCCGAACGAGCGGGAGCGCGCCTTCGCGATCATGTCGTCGATGATGCCTGTCCTAATTCAGGCTGGCATCATGCCGCCACCGGACGTACTCGACTACATGCCGCTACCGGCTAAGCTGATCGATTCGTGGAAGAAGGCGATATCCACCCCGAACCCGCAGCAGCAAGAATCGGCCCAGATCGCCATGGAGGAGCGCAAGGCGAACATCGAGAAGATGCGGGCGGACGCGCTGGCTGCCCAGGCCAAGGCGAAGAAGGACGAAGCTGGAACCGAGCTGGAGATCGCCAAGATTCAGCGGGATAGCCAAGAGAATGCGGTTCGGGCGCAACTCGCGGTCGAGGAATCGAACCGGGCGCACCTGCTTGCGTTGCGGGACCGGGAGATCCAGGCGCTGAAGGTCCAAATGGAGCAAGAGAAGGCAGCCGCTCAAATGCGCAATGACCTGGCTTCGGTTGAGCAGAAGCGCATTGAGGGTCAGGCCAAGGTTCTATCGACGCTGGCTGACATTGAAGCAAAGCGGCAGAAGTCCGAGGCTGATAAGGAGGCCGCAGAGCAGAAAGAGCGCCTGGCATCATCCGAGCTTGCAAACAAGCAAATCGAGCTGGCAATCAAGGCGTTGGAGCTTCAGCAGAAGCTACTTGAGTCGAATGCCAATATCGGGAAGTCACTTGAGATAGTGATCGGCAAAGTTGATGGAATGGAGGAGCGGCAGGACTCAATGGAAAACGATATGCGATCCATGTCCGGCGAAAGGGATCGCATGTACGGCATGATGGACACGATGGCCAGATCGGTAGAAGAACAAAACGCCGAGATAGAACGCATGTACACTGATAAGATGAGCAAGGCAGAGGAAAAGCCAAGGCCTGCTATAATTGAAAGAGATGAAAACGGTTTCATAACCAAGATTGGCGACAAGACCGTGCTTCGAGACGAAGTTGGTCAGGTAATCGGTCTCACAAGCGAGGACTAATTCAATATGGCATCTTCCGTTGACGATCTGATCAGCGGCCTCCGTGGGCATGATGACACCCCCGATCCGCAGCCGGAGCCGCGCGACCCTGAGCCGCAGCCTGAACCCCGGGAACCCGCCCCACAGGACCCGCAACCGCCTCGTGAGCCCACGCCTGCACCGGTGCCCTACGCTCGGTTCCAGGAGCAAAACCACACCCTGCGCGCGACACAGGCCGAGCTTGCGCAGCTGCGCGACGAGATTGCCAAGCTGAGGGCACAGCCGAAGCCGGCCGAGGCCGAGAACAAGGTAAGCTACGAGACGGACCCGGACGCCTACCTGAAGAGCAGGCAGGACCAAATCGATTCCGAGGTTAAGGAGATGCGCGCCTGGAAGGAGGCCCAGGCGGCGCAGGCAGCCGCTGCTGAGCGCATCAATCAGTACCAGAACTGGCACCGATCGCAGATCGAGGAGTTCAAGGCTACGCAGCCTGACGTTCTTGACGCGTACCGGTATATCTCCGATAGCCTGAAGCGCACCTTGGGGTATGCGGCCTCTCCAGGCGAGATTGGCCAGTACATCGAGCAATGGGAGTTTGCCGCCGTGAACAACGCCATTGCGGTCGGCAAGAATCCGGCTGCTCACCTGTACGATATCGCGACCAAGATGGGGTACAAGGCGCAGAGCTCTGGTGACGAAGGGAAGGAGCGGCTGAAGGCCCAGACTCCATCGCTAGGGGCGCAGCGCTCAGCCGAATCTGCGGCGCCTGCGCAGGACAAAAGCTTGAAGGGGTTCATCACTGATTTGCAGAGGGATGCAGGGTATAGGCGTTGAAAGTGAGCGGCGCGGTGTATTGCAAAATTGCTGTGGTTTTGCAACACTTATAGATACGAAACCGCGCCGCTTGCAGATAGCGTAAAGCTGCCGCTCCGGGAAGCGAATATCCCGCATCACGTCCTGGCCTGACGAAACAAGGCATCGGTCACCACATGCGATCCCTTGGACACTAGTCAATGGCAACCACAGACTATCCCGTCAACCACCCTAATGCCCGCAAGCACTGGGCAAACGAAATTCACAAAGAGGCCTTGAAGCGCACGTATGCGCTCAAGTTCATGTCGGCTGGTCCTGACAATATTATTCAGGTACGCAACGAGACCAGCAAGTCAGGGCAGATGGGCGGAAAGGGTGACCTTATCCGCTATCCAATCAAGCAGCAACTGCAAGGCGATGGTATTCAGGGTGATGCTACCTTGGAGACCAACGAAGAAGCTCTCGTCACTTATTATGACGAGATGTACATCAACCAGCTTCGACATGCAACGCGGTCAGCTGGTCAAATGTCCGAGCAGCGCGTTCCGTATGATGTTCGCGAAGAGGGAATGGACTCTCTCGCAGACTGGTACGCGACTCGATATGACGTTTCATTCTTCAACCAGATCTGCAGTCATTACCAGCAAACAGACACAAAGTACACTGGAAACAACGCAGCAATTACTGCATCAGGAACTGGCAACAGAATCTTTTATGGGCACTCGACAACCGCATCATTGACTGCGTCTGCTACTGGCTTTGGCCTTACCGCAATCGATCGTTGCGTTGAAATCGCGCAGACCCGCCAGTATCCCATTCGTCCCATCAAGATGAATGGTGGCGAGTACTACGTGATGTTTATCAGGCCTGAGACATTCACGGCCCTTAAGGGAGCTGTGTCTGCTTCTGCGGTAACTTGGTACGATGTGCAGCGCTCTCTACTCGAGTCTGGTCTAAACGCTCGTGATAACCCGCTCTTGACCGGCGCAGCTGGAATGTACGCAAACACGATTATTCATGTTGCGCCTAACATTCCAAGAGGGGTTACGACTGAAATCGCCTCTGCAGGATTGTCGGTTGTCCCAGCTGTGTTTTGTGGTGCACAGGCCGTTACCTGTAGTTTCGGTGTTGGTTATGGGCAGGGATCCCCGTTCACGTGGGCAGAGGAGCTATTTGACTATGGTAACCAGCTCGGAATCGCGTGTGGTAGTATCTTCGGGATGAAGAAAAATCAGTTCAATGGCCAGGATCATAGCGTGATTCAGGTGTTGCACACTATCTCTACCACGCAGAATATGGCATAACACCATGGCAACTACTACGTTTACTCCGGCTGCTGCGAGTTATATCCCGAAAGCCGACCACAGGGGCGTTACCGTTGTTACGTTCTTCAAGACGGCTACTGCGTCCGCTGTATGGGGAAAGGTCCTTATAGCCAAGATTCCGCATGGTGCGACTGTGCTCGATGGCATTTTGTACAACTCGCAGTCGCTTCTGGACTTGCGAGTCGGCATCGGTACTACATCGGCCTCGAACAAGGCAATGTTCATCGGTACGAGTTCCGCGTTGACTGTTACGCGGTTCTACGTCGGTAGCACTGTTCCAGCGATTGGGCCGTACAAGGTGTCGGTGAGCGATGCCGCAGCGAATCGCTGGCAGATGGTAACTATGGCGGCATCGGCTAGCCTTTCAGGCATTTTTTCTGGCTGGATCAGCTATACCATGAATCCATGATTCCTCCGTAAGCATGTGAGGCGTTTCAGCGCTGGCGGAATTTGCCGGCGCTGTTTTTTCGAAATATACTTACATTGTTGAAAACAAAGAGGGGCCATAAATGGCTGTTATAAAAATATCGCCTGAAGACATGCAAAAACTTGTCTACGAAGCTTTGGAAGGACCGTTCGATCACCAGAAGCTTATGTATGCAGGCGAAGTTCTGACACAGGTTTGCATACAAAATCCTGATGAATTCTGGCCAAACTTCTGGCTTGCTGGAGTAAAAAGCAAGATAGGAGATGTTATTAGTGCGACAGCGATTCTTTATAGATGCCTTCAAATGAAGGATGCTCGTATATTTGATGTCTGGAACAATCTCGGAACGATATGGCGCAGAGTCAATGTAACTGAAAAATCGCGCGAGGCATACGACAACGCATATAGCATAGATGATAATGATCCTGATGTCATCAATAACCTTGGGACGCTATACGTTAACGAGGGAAGCCCTGAAGAAGGCGAAGCCATCATGCGCAAGGGTCTGGAGATTAATCCAGGCCATCCACATCTGAATTGGAACCTCTCGCTGCTACTGCTAGAACAGCAGAGATGGGGTGAGGGATTCGACCGGTACGTGTGGGGGATGTGCACGAAGGATCGGCCGAATAAGCCCTACGTGGATAGCAGGGGTAGAACGGTGCCCTGGTGGCATGGCCAGAGCGTTGTGACGCTTGTCGTCTACGGAGAGCAAGGCGTTGGAGACGAAATCATGTTCGCCTCCATGGTTCCTGATCTTGCGCTGTTTTGCGACCGGCTGATCCTCGACATGCACCCGAGGCTCGTAAACCTGTTCAAGCGAAGCTTCGCCCACCTTCCGAACGTCACGGTCTACGGGAACCGGAAGGATTACGATACGGTTCCAGATTGGGCAGGCTCAATGGAAATTGACGCCAAATGCGCGCTCGGGAATTGCGCTCGGTTTTTGCGCTTCAATGAATCCATGTTCGAGCCGTTCAAGGGCGGGTATCTCAGGCCGAATCCAGATCTGAGGTTCGAGGCCATGAGGTTGATCAACCACACGGGGCCTGTAGTTGGGGTGTCGTGGATTGGAGGAACAACCTCCACCAGAAAGGACCTGCGCAGCATTCCACTGAAAGCCCTTGAGCCCATTCTGGAAGCTATTCCTAACGCTGCAATCGTCAGCCTACAATACACCGACGAACACGAAGAGATCGAAGCCTACAACGCAACTCACGATCGCAAGATCAAAAGCTTTCCTGATTGGACTGTTGCATCTTACCAGCGCTCTTATACGGTAGCGCGTGATGGCCAAAAGGTAGCAGACTTTAGCGACAAAGAGGAGGCGAAGGCGTTCATTGGAAGCTACCTTCATGGGAATGGAGCAATCACTGAGAACCGAGGCCCTGCGTTTGACCTTGACAGAAAGGCTGCAATGATGGCCGCATGCGACATTATCGTAACCGTAAACCAAACAAATGTATGGATGGGTGGAGCGCTTGGTCTCCCCACTATGGTGCTAAGCCCAAAGAAAGCTGCATGGAGATACGGGCTTACCCGCACTGATACGGCATGGTTCTCTAGCATTCATCAGTTCAGAAACGACGGAGAGAGCTGGGAACAAGCAATACGAGAGCTTGCCAATTCAATAGAAGGATATTTGAAGTGAATGAAAAAGAAAGTAACATAATTGGCGAACTAAATGTTATTGCAAAAGTATCTTCTTGTGGGAGGCGCCAAATAGCTGCTGCAATATGCGACTCAAACATGGATGTTATAGCCGTTGGCGTAAATGGGGTTCCAAGTGTATGTGAGTGCACATGCGAAGGTAGAAACGTTCCGGCTGGAGCTGGAGCAAAAATGAAAGTGAGCTGCGATGGAATCCATGCAGAAATTGCAGCTTTGATTAAGTGCGGATCTCGTATTGAGGATGCAAGATATGTGATATCAACTAAGGCTCCATGTACTAATTGCGCTGCAATACTTATACATGGAACCAAAATTCATACTGCAATATTCGAGATTGACAGTATTGAGACAGCGAATTCAGAACTTTGGAAAAGATACGGCGGAAAGTGGGTGAAAATATGACACGTAAAGACCTGATTTCGAATGGATATCTCGAGCTGCAAAAGCGGCTTCATGATGAAAGACCTGATTATGGCGCAAATGGCCATCGTATGTACAAAGAGATTGCGCGCCTAGCTGAGATTACTGGACTGCAAGACATCCTCGACTATGGATGCGGAAAGCAGACTCTCGCGAATGCTCTCCCTCAGTACAACGTGAAGTGCTACGATCCGGTCATACCGTATCTTGCGGAATGCCCTGACTCTGCCGAGTTCGTGGTGTGCTCTGATGTTATGGAGCATATAGAGGAGGACAAGGTTGATGCGGTTCTCGACCACATCAAGGCAATTGGGCCTAAGCTCGTGTTTTTCCATGTGGCCACAGTACCAGCTCAAAAGATAATGGCTGATGGTCGAAATGCTCATATCTGCCTGCATGAGTCAGATTGGTGGCTAGACAAGTTGCGTTCTCGCTGGCGCATGATCGAATTTTACGATAAGAAGCATTCGTTTAATTTCGTTGGGACTAAGAAATGAGCATTACCGAAAGAATAGACGAAATAACGAACGTTCCTATCGATAGCTACAAGACAATACTGCCTGCGCCAAAGTCAGTAAAGATCGAGCTAACATCAAGTTGCAATCTTCGGTGCAAGTTTTGCAGCTTGCGCATGAGGGATAAGCAGCCGCATGGTCGAGATGCACAAATTGATTTTGACTTTTTCAAGTATATTGTCCTGCAAATGGTGAATGAAGGGGTAAAAGAGATTGGCTTGTTCTATCTAGGGGAAAGCTTCTCGGCGTTTAAGCTTCTGCACAAGGCCGTAAGATACTGCAAAAATATTGGCGTTGAGTATGTGTTTCTAACGTCCAACGGAACGCTTGCTTTTCAAGATAGAGTCGCTTTGCTTATGGAGGCTGGCCTTGATAGCCTCAAGTGGAGTGTTAATTGTGCGGACCCTAAGCAGTACCATGAAGTTACTGGTGTAAGTCCAGAGCTCTTTTGGAAACAGTTAAAAAACATACATGATGCATGGGACATCCGTGAAGAAGTTGGATACAGCACGAAGCTGTATGCTTCGAGTATTCGATACGATGGAGAGCAGCACGAAAGGATGCAGGATACCATCGGCAGGTACGTGGCACCCTTCGTTGACGAGCATTATTGGCTGCCGCTTTACGGGATGGCGATGACAGCAAAGCGCATGCAGGAGGATACTGGGTGGACTCCTAACCTCGGGAATATCGGGCGCTACGATGAATCTATGGGAACCGGGAACCGCCATGATCAGCCTGTATGCTGGTCAGCTTTCACGGAAGGGCACGTGCGTTCCGATGGGCACATGAGCGCGTGCTGCTTTGGTGCGACCGACCGGTTTGACGTGGGCGACCTTGCCGAGCAGAGCTTCATGGAGGCGTGGAATAGCCCAGCATACCAGGCCATCAGGGAAGCACAGCTCCGGTATGCGGTAGGGGAAAAAGATGCGCTGAAGGGGACGATGTGCGAAGTATGCGTGGCATACGAATGATCTGCTAAAGTAGCAGCTGTCAACCTCAACGAGGGCGCGAAATGGCTGAGTCGAATTGGTACTTCTTCCACAAAGGCCTTCGCGCCATGTTTGACGGCACGGGTCTAAATTTCAGCGTGTCGGGAGCATGGACGCTTCGGCTCGTAACCGACGCCTGGACACCGGATCTCTCGACTTCCACCACCGGATCGGTTACCTGGAACGACGCAGCCGGAGAGGGCAACACTGCGGCGCGTGCAGTTCTCAATATGCGCATCACGGCTTCGGCATCTTCGAACTGGGGATTCACCCACGACGCCGTGATTTTTACCGCAACCCCCGGAAGCAATTTTTCTGCCCAGTATGCGGTTCTGCAATACACCGGGGTAGCGCAACCTATTGCCGTATTCCGGATCTCTACAGGCGCAATGGTCGCATCTCAGATCACCATCAACCCTCCTGCTGCTGTTAAGATATTCGATATATCAGCCTCTTATACGATCGGGTAACATGGCAACCTACGATGACATAATCGCGCGCATCGCAGATGACGTGATGCGCTCAGATATCAATTCTCAGATCGGAGCAGGAATCAATAGGGCAATTCGCCATTACCAAGGTGAGCGAACTTGGTTCAATGAGTCGAGCTCGACGTTCTCAACAGTTACAGCGCAGGAGTCTTATTCAACAGCTGATGGCCTTCCGTCAGATATCCTAAAGCTCGATCTAGTAAAGATCGTCTATAATTCTGGTGAATTCCCTCTATTTCGTCAGCAGTTCAGCACGCTTGAATCCTGGCAATTCGATCGTACGGCAGGAGTCGGAACGCCAACTGATTATGCAGAGTATGCAGGGTCGGTATATCTGTACCCGATTCCAGATCAGGCGTATGAAGTAAAGCTATGGTACCAAAAGGAATATTCAGCGCTTGCTTCCGGTGGTAGCAACGACTGGACGAATGAGCCAGAAGCATTGAATCTTATTGAAGCGAGAACAGGGTGGTGGGTCGCTACTCGAATACTAAGGGACGTAGAGCTAGGGTCAATATACAAGTCCGAGGAAATGCAGGCATTGAGCGCCATGAAGAAGCGATCACACAAGTTCACATCAAGTGGAAAGGTAAAGAGGTTTTTCTAGAATGCAACGCATAAGAAACATCACGAATAAGCCTCTAATCTGCGTTGGTTATGATAGCAATGAACCTCTTGCTTATAACGTATGCGTCAAGTCAATGATGCATTACGCCTCAAAAAGCCCAGATATAATGCCGATGGACATTGAGTTATTGCGTCGTTCATCGCTGTATCGTAGGAGCGCGCTAACGGTTGGAGCGTACCAGGTTGATACTCAAGACGAACGTCCATTCTCGACTGAGTTTGCATTCTCTCGATTTCTGTCCCCTATCATAGGTCAGGTATTAGATCGAGACTATGTAATATTTGTTGACTCTGACTTCATGTTCCGAAGCGATATATATTCGCTCATGGATTGCGTAGACGAAGGAGCTTCAGTCAGCGTCGTCAAACACGACTATCGGTCGTACAACAAGACAAAAATGCGAGGACATGTTCCACAGCAAGCCTATAACCGAAAGTTATGGTCAGCGCTGATGGTGTTTAACTGCAGCCATCCTGACGTTCGCAATCTGACCACATATCAGGCAAATTATCAGCCAGGGAGCTGGCTTCATGGGTTCGAATGGACATCTGACGGATCTATCGGTGCATTACCACATGCCTGGCATTGGGTTCCTGGACATAGCCACGCTGACATAATCCCGCACGCTGTTCACTACACCATGGGCACTCCTGATGTACCCGGGCATGAAGAAGAACCATATTCTGGTGAATGGAAAAGCTTCGCTGAGCAGTTTACATCATGAGCATCAAAGACTGGTCAACCACAGGAGCGTCAAATGCAACCATCACAGACGCTACCTATGGAAATATCAACTTCGCGGAGGGTCAAGCCCCTAGCACAGTAAACGACTCCGCCCGCAACACCATGGCGCAGCTTCGTGGATGGCATGACACCTTCCACGATATTGTCAGCAAAAGCGCTAACTACACAATGACTGCCGACGAAGCAAATTCGTTGGTTGTCGTAGATACAACTGCAGGTGATGTAACAATCACGCTCCCAGCTGTAGCTGGGACAGATGGGCGCAGTTATTACATACTGAAATCGGTTGCTGCAAACTCGCTTATCATAACTGCGCAAGCTGGCGAAACAATAAACGACACGCTCACCATAACTGCAAGCAACAAAAATGAATGCGTCCAGCTAGTAAGCAACGGATCTGTGTGGCTTATCGTTAACGATAACAGATTTGTTAGCGGCAAGTTCTACCTGAATGCAGCGGATCAGAATATAACAGCAACAGGAACTCTTATCCAGGTTGTTTTGGATGGAACAGATCATAACTTGTGCGGAGGTGAGCTATCAGCCGGTTTCTACGCTCCACCAATAGAAGGCTATTACTTTGTCAGGTATGGAATTTCATTCACAGGTACAGCGGCCGGAATTGTTAACGTATCACTTAGCACAGACGGTGGAACTAACTTTTTCTCCGGTAAAACCGATTACATATACGGAGATTCTTCGGCTTCACCTATATCTATACATGCTAACGAAATTGTATTCTTAACTCCATTGAGTAGGGTTGGAATTTATGCATTGCATACCGATGGTTCTCCGCTTGCAGTAAGAGCTGTATCTGCACCAAGGTTTGTTAGATTCACGCACCTGTCTGTTTCCAGAGTAGGGGCATCGCACCAATGACGCGTGACGAGCTCATTTCAAAAATGGTGACCAATAGATACAAGGTGGAGGTAATAACCTGGGAAGAATTCAGGGCGTACATTGTAAATTCTGATCAGTCATTCAAAGACAACATAGTATCGATTATTAACTCGGAGGATCGTGCGTCCATTGGTGCATTGCTTGTCAATATATCAAACGCCATCAGGATGGCTAAGGCGCAGGCGTATGTTGACGCAATTGCAGCAGACAACACATTCACGACAACCGAGCTTTTGGAGCTTCTTTAATGGCTGAGATACGATTCGCAGAGTGGACTCCTGACCTGGCACCGCTGGGTTCGCCTGGAATCGTTAATGCTCGAAACGTGTTGCCATCTATTGATGGATATATTCCTTTTCATGATCACTCATCATTTACGTCAACACTATCTTCAACAGCGACTCAATCATGGGTGCTCGGAGCAATATCAGTAAAGTCTAATTCACTGAACAGCTATACCTACGCCGGAAACGGGTCCGATTTATTCGTTCTGTCATCCAATAATTGGATTAATTACACTAGGACAGCAACGTCTAGCTCAAGCAGCACGAACATAGCAGTACAGTACGATACTGGTGCAGAAAACTATTGGGAATTTGCTAAGTTCAATGACATTGTAATAGCTACGAACTTCGATAATTATCCGCAGTATATTACCGCTGGAGAGTCAACTGTTTTTAAAAACCTGATTGACTCGCTGCGGTTCAAGACAGTTGATACAATAAAAGGCTTTGTAGTTGCAGGCGATATATACGATGTGTCTGCCGGAGTGCGTCGAACAAACCGCATCCAGTGGTGTGGATACGAGGCGCCAATAGGTAGCGATAACTGGGTTCCGAGTATTGTTAATCAGTCTGATTATCAGGATCTTAATTCATCTGGTGGTGCTGTAAAAAAGATCGTAGGTGGTGAATATGGGTTGGTGGTGTGTGAGCAGTCTGTCTTTCGGCTTACATATATAGGCGCCCCGCTTGTGTTCCAGGTTGACGAAACGCTACCTGGGATCGGAACAGAATTCCCGAGATCAGTGTGCAAGTATGGCGACACCGTGTTCATGCTATCGCGCGCTGGGTTTATAGCAATCAGCGGTGGTGCAGCTCTTGAGTACATAGGTTCGAACAAGGTCGATAACACGATAATAAAGAATATTGATACTGAATATTTTTATAACGTTATTGGTTCAGTGGATGTATCGACAGGGCGTGTCTACTGGATATATCCATCGAATTCAGCAACTAGTGGCATGCCTGATACAGTAGTCGTTTTCGACACCAAATCAGGTCGCTGGTCTTATGCAAAGCAAAATCTATGGCTTATATTCAGCGGGATATCGTCTGCGGTATCACTTGATGAAATGACCGCAGGTAGCTCGTATTCAAACCTAGACACTCTCGGTGTTTCTCTAGACAGCACGTTCTGGAAAGGAAATTCCAGATACATAGGCGGCTTCAATGAAGCTCACGAGCTCGGAGACTTTACCGGCAGCGCACTGCCAGCCATAATTGAAACAGGAGAGATCAAACCATTCGGTGATAGCCGGGCGCTCATAACATCTGTGCGTCCGCTTGTTGACGGAGCAACAAACGTTGCTGTTGCGATAGGCTATCGAGATAGGCAGCAAGATGCATACGTTGAAGGGCCGATAATCAATGTAGATGCATTCGGTAATTGTCAACAGCGCATAAATGCAAGATATGTCCGCGTTATCCTGAAGACTACTGGTTCATTCGACAAGATCATCGGGGTTGACCCGATGGCTACGAAGGCTGGAAAGCGATAATGCCGCTCAGATTTCCGAAGCTTCAGTATCCAGACTGGCTAACCGCAGTTCGAGATCTTGGAACGATACTGTCTTCACTTCTTAAGGATGAATCGCAACCCGAGCGGTGGTCTTTTGTTTCTAATATTGGAGACGCGGTCAAATCTACAGGTTTACCAAAGGCCCCTGAGTTCGATACTACCGAGTATGCATATCGATTTACAAACTCAGCTTCTCAGGTTATAGCTAGCTCGTTCTCATTCCCATCGACTTTTAAGCTTGAGGGAAATCCATCTGTAATTCCACATATCCACCTGTATTCGCTTACTGCCGGTTCTACAACCACGTCATGCAAAACGATATGGAGGTTTAGGTGGAAGTGGTACAACCCTAATGGCATTCATTCGGCATCATTCAATACAGTAACCATCACGAGTAGCTCAATAACAGGAGCAAGGCAGAGTTTCCCAATATCGATTGGTGAGCGCACTGCAAGCTTAAGCCTGTCGGTTATGAGCATATTCAAATACGAGCTCGCTAAGCTTCCAGGAGGAGGAAATCGCATCTATTACGTTGACGAGATTCACTTCGCAGCAAGACACGACACAAACAGAGGTTCAGCATTACCGTTCCAAAAATGGATATAAAACGACTTAGGCCAGATGAGATTGAGGAACATTGGGCACGCGTTCGCCCCTGGCTAGACGCTGCTGCGAAGACAACGAGCGGCAGATTTGAGGTTGGCGACTTTGTGATTCCGCTCATGCGAGGCGCGGCTGAACTTTTCGTCTGCGAAACCTCTGCCGCACTCTGCCAGGTGATGGCCTACCCTCATAAGAGGTATTATCTGGTTCAGCTTCTCGGAGGTGAACCGGGCGCGCATCACGACTGGAAGGCTTGGACAGATGCCGTCACAAGCAGAGCCAGGGAACTTGGGCTTGATGGGGTTGAAACCTATGGCCTGACTGGATTTCGCATCATTGGGAAAAAGGCAGGCTGGAAGAACAGGCACAGCCTGTGGGAGATAGATTTCGATGGGTAGCGGTGGTGGCGGATCTGGCACTCAAACTGTGGTCAACGAATTGAGCCCTGAACAGCGGGCTATGATCTCAGAATCGATGCAAGCAGGGAGGGAGAACATCCTATTTAACCCTCAGTCTTATTATCCAGGAGCAACCATCGCTCAGCCTGGAGCAAACACAAACGAATACCTGCGGCAGTTATGGAACTATGGGATGGGTCCATCGCCGTCTGACCTAGAAATGAACCGGTACGCACAGAATGTTATCGGCGGACAGTATGCACCGGGTTCGAGTTTCTTCACAGGGATGTATGACTCAGCTGTGGCTCCCATGCGGAATGCCTATAACCAGGCCATGTGGTATTCGACTGCCGGAGGGCAGGGCCTAGCTGATCAGGCTGCATTGCTTAACCAGTTCGGTTCATCATATGATGCAAATCGATTTAGGAGTCAGATTGATTACCTGAACCAAATCGGTTCATCTGACGAAGCAAATAGGCTTAGGAGCCAAGCCGATTTGCTTAACCAATTCGGTTTATCTAACGAGTCGCAACGGCTGATCAATCAGGCTAATTACCTGAATCAGTTAGCAGACGCCAGTGGTTACGGCTCTGGCGGGTTCAATGCGGCCTATGAGGCTGCAACGAATCGAATCATCCCGCAGCTTCAATCACAGATTGCTGCATCCGGTCGATCCGGCAGCGGTATCGAGCAAGGATTGGTAACCCGAGAGCTTGGGGATGCCTTCGCCGGACTCTATGGTGAGGAGCAGCAGCGCAAGCTTGCGGCCCTGCAAGCGGCTGGTGGACTCCTCGGAACTCAGAGTCAGCAAGTTATCGGGGCACAGCAGGCTGCCGGTGGACTCCTCGGGACCCTAGGTCAGCAAGTTCTCGCTGGCCGGCAGGCAGCCGGTGGGCTCCAAGGGGATCTCAATCAGCAGATTCTCGCAGCTCAGCAAGCTGCTGGTGGACTCCTAGGGAATATCGAGAGCCTGCGTATGGACGCCCTTGGGACGGCGGGTAACATCGGGGCGAACATGGGCGACATGTACTCGACACTGGCGAATGCCGCTTTTCAGCGCCAGCTTGGCGCAGCACAGACCCTCCCGGTACTGGGGAACGAGCTCCAGATATCGCGCTTTAACGCGATGGGCGATGTGGGGCGTTATCTCGACGATCAGAGCCAGGCCTATATCAACGACCAGATCGCGCGGTGGAATTTCGAACAGCAAGAGCCATGGATGAGAGCGCAGGCATTCGCAGGGCTCCTAAGTGGATTACCGCAGTTGGGTAGTACCCAGACATCGACGACTCCATACCCTAGGACATCGCGCGCAGGTGGAGCCCTTGGTGGAGGTCTTTCCGGTGCATCGCTTGGTGGTTCAATCGGTGGACCGTGGGGAGCTGCAATCGGTGGGCTAGGCGGCGCAATTTTGGGAGCATTCATCTGATGGCAATTCTTGACAACCTCCAATCACTTCTAGCTGATCCAGGACAGGTGTTTGGTAATCCGATGTTTCAGGCTGGAATTGGCATGCTCGCTGGCAATACAGGCATGACCGGCAGGCAGGCTTTCGCCAACTCATTGCAGGGCGGCATGCAGGGTTACCAGAACGCGCGTCAGCAGCAGCTTGCCGACATGCTGCGCACTCTCCAGATGGAGAAAGCCAAACAGGACATGCAGGCTCAGATGCAGGCCAAACAGGCCAGAGAGCAGCTGCAGCAGCAATTCCCGAACATACCCGAAGCGGCCCTCACGCCGGAGTTCGTAACAGCCATGATGAAGCGGCAGTTCTTGCCGCCCGAACCAACCTCGCTCATGCGCGAGGCTCAGGACTGGATGCAGATGACCCCCGAACAGCGTCAGGCTGCCGCTCAGATTGCCCAGATCAACCCCCGCGGCACGAGCGTGAGCGTGGGTCTCAGGCTTCCGCCGAACATACCAGGCCCACCCCCTGGCGCGGCTTACACCAATCCTGCCGAGATTGCGGCGGGTGGGATGCCACAGCTTGGCATCATGTACGGGGGCCCGCTTGACCCGAAGGCGCAGGAGCCATTCCGCAAGCAGAAGCTCGCCATCGACAACGCGCAAGGGAGCATTGCCCGCATGCTTGAACTCACAGAGCAAAGCGGGTGGCAGCTCCTGCCGGGTAAAACGAAGGAGCAGATGAAAGCCGCCATGACCGGTGCCACGAAAGCAGTTCTCGACGCCCTGGGCGCTGGGGCGCCGCAAGAGGCAGAACTGCGGTTCGCCGCCGAAGCCATCGGGAATCCCACGAAGGTCCGTGAGTATATTGGCACATTCGGTGTTGACCCATCGGTCAAGTTACGTGAGATTCAGGGGCTGCTAAAGCGCAGCTCTGAGAATCTCGCCGCACAGTACACACCCAGCATTCCTTATATAGGGGCGCCCACCGCGCCACCTGTGCCACCCGCGCCACCTGTGCCGCAAGCAGGGACCATCCCACCGCCTCCCCCGGGATTCAAGGTTCTTCCGCCCAGCTCCGGAATGAAATACTGACATGGCGACGATCGCAACGAATCCGCAGACCGGCGAAGTGATGATCCTCGGAGCTGACAACCAGTGGGCTCCGGCGCAGGTTGCCACGAACCCGCAGACTGGAGAGCGCAGAGCCTGGGATGGGTCGCAATGGATTGGGCTGAGCCAGCAATCCGGCGGGATCTCAACCTCTCCGCCGGCACCCGCTGAACAGCCGCAGGGCGAATCGCTCAAGGACATGCTCTTGCGTGTGGGTCGGCAGGTTGGATACGAGGGCGGAGGGGCAGCCGCAGGCGCAGCGTTGGGAGCTCCGCTCGGACCGTTCGGGATGCTCGGCGGTGGAATCCTAGGGTCCATGGCTGGAACCTACGCTGATCGCGCTATCAGTCCCATGGTCGGTGGAGATGTCCTCCTGCAGACTCCGGCCGAAACCGCGCGCGAAGCTGTGACAGGGGCGTTGCTTCAACCCGTCGCCGGCGAGCTCGCTGGGCGCGGATTGACAGCGGCCAGGAAGCTCTTGCTTCCGCCGAACCCAAGGATGATCGAGAACGTGAGAAAGTTCGAGCGCGCCGGGGTTCCACCGCTTTACCCGGCAGTGGCTGAAAGTTCTCCGGCTGCATGGGCTTACAACGTAGCAGGCCGCATGCCAGGTGGTGCTACGGTGGCGTCACAGTATGCAGACGATGCCACGCGCGCGATCCAAGAATCGGTTCGGTCCGCTGCTGGCCCAACCGTTGGCAGCGAGCATGCCGCTGGCCTGATGATGCAGCGCGGCGGTGAGGACACCGTGACGCGGTTTTTCACCAAGGCGAACCAGCTGCGCAGCGCTTACAGGGCAGCCCTGCCAGATAACCTCTTGGTTGACCCGCAGAAATACGCTGACGTGCTGGTCGAGAGCCGGCCGCTACTGAAGATCGCAACCGCCAAGGCGCACGGTCATCCGATGTTGGTGAACCGGCTCGATGCCCTCGTGAAGGACTACGGTATCCTGGACGATGCCGGGGAGCTGGTGGGCTTCAAGCCTCTGTCCTTCGACACCGCCGATGAGCTCCGCAGGGTGATTGGTCGGGATGTCGGGAAAATGCAAGAGCGCGGGGCGCTCGTTGATCCCACCTACCTCGCTGGGCTGGAGCGCAGCTATTGGGCTGTAACAGAGGCAATGGAAGACTCGCTCAACGCTTCCGCACCTGGAAAAGCCGCACTCAAAGCCTGGCAAAAGCAGAAGGATTGGTTCAAGCGTGGGATAGAGGTAGTCAAGGAAACCCGTCGGGCGGTTCTTGAGAAAACACCCGAACAGCTCTACGGCGCCTTGGAGGGTGGCAACTACACCCGCACGCGCGAGATCCTGGGGAAGATGCGGCCAGAGTATCGACAGGCCGCCCGCGGCGAGCTGCTGAACCGGCTCGGACAGGTGCCGCCACAGTCGCAGGACTTCGCCAATAGCGTGTGGGACCCCGGGCGGTTCATTGGCAACATCTCGAAGCTGACGGCCGAGAAAAGCCCAGAGGGAAAGTCCATGGTCCTTAACTTGCTGTTCGGTCGGCAGACGAACGCAAGGCGGACCCTGGAAGACCTCGGGGAGGTTGCGTCGAAGCTCAAGGCGATCCGATCGATCGGGATGGGCAGCCCGACGGCCCCGGCCGGGGAGTGGATTCGCGCGATCAACTCAGCCGGTGGCCTCGGAGCCGTCGGGGTTGCCCTGTTCAGCGATGTGCCCTTGGCCATGGGGCTGATGGGCGGTGTCGCTGGAATCAACATCGGGCCTAAGCTGCTAACGAAGCTGTGGACGAACCCGCAGTTCATCCGCGCCATGGCCTATGGGACCAAGTTCGGCACGGCAAAGCCTGGCTCATTTCTTGCTAGACTAGGCGCCTTGTCCGGCGAACGATCCCTTGACGAGGACGAGCGCAAGTATGTGGAGAACGCGGTTTCGTTCCTCAGAAGGCTCCAAGTCGGGCGCCGCTCAAATGCGCCTGAAATGGGTGTACAGGGCAACCAGGCAGGCCAGTAGCCGCATGTCTAGCAGCACCAGTACCCACGCAAGCAACAGAAGGCTGCCATAAACAAAGAGATCATGTGAGATGCTCGACATTGCGTATGCCCTCATAGTCATGTTTGGCCTATTGGCAGGACTGTTCGTCCTGGCGAAAAGGTGACAGTAGACGAACTACGGATATACGTAGACATAGCTAAAGAGCTAGGCGTTCCGGCTCTTGATGCTATACTCGTGTTTATAGTAGCAAAGTTTTACTTCATGGTGAAATCCATGGATAGAAACATTGCTATTAAATTCAAAGGACTAGAGAACTGGACAGAAAATAAGATAACATCAATTGAGAATAGTCATCACATGTACCAACTGAGGGTCGAAACCGACCTTGCATCCATAAGATCTACTCTAGATGCATGGCTTGAAACTTTCAGGTATAAACATATTCAATAATGCCAGTGTTGTTGCATAACTGATAGTTTGTTAAACTTCATCCGAATTAGACCAATGAAGTATCGGAAATGTTAAAGAATGTAAAAAGGATGCTCCACCAATTCAACTTACAGTACCCATGGCTTCACACAAAAGTGATGCGTCTGTTTGTGGAAGTAGCAGAGGAGCATGATAGTGGTGGTATTATCTTGACAGATCTGGTATCAATATTGAAGGAGAGGCCGTATAACGTGAGCAGGTACATAACCAGGCTAGAAGACCTAGGGCTAGTCAAAAGAAGCAGATGGGCTCTTGACGGCAGGAAGAAGCCTGTTATACTGACCGAGAATGGCAAGAAACTGATAGATAGCATAAAAGATGACTGAGCTTAGTCCGCTTCGCAAGTTGGACGTAACTTCAACTGACGTTGCAACTCTGTTTAACGCATCACCGTACCAGAGCTATTACAAGCTTTGGATGAGAAAAGCCGGCCGCATAGAGCATGATTCTGATGAGATGTCAGAACGCATGGAGTGCGGGCTTGCGCTGGAGGAGGCTATAGCGCAGTACGCTGCACAGCGCCATGGGTGGCGTATCGAGCGGTTCGATGAGTACATGCGCAACGAGGAGCTAAGGATTGGCTCGTCGTTCGACTTCATAACCGATGACAATAAGATAGTTGAAATAAAAAACGTTGATCTGTATCAATTCAATAATCTTTGGTACTTAGCTCCGCCAATTCATATTGAGCTACAGGTTCAACACCAGCTCCTGGTATCAGGGCTTAGTGGAGCTATAATTGTTGCAATGGTGGGAGGAAATTCGCTGCGTATATACGAGAGGGGAAGAGATGAAGGCGTTCATAATGCGATTGTTTCGAGGGTCAGGGCTTTTTGGGATGACATCAAGGGTGGAAACACACCAGAGCCTGACTTCGAAAGAGACGCAGCTCTCATCACGGAAATGCGGCGCACCGGAGGCGCTGGCGTCAAGGATGGTGGACCAGATATGTCTAGAACTGCTGCTCGTTATGATGAGCTTAGCAAAGAGATCAGAACCAAAACCAAAGAGCTAGAAAAGCTTAGGGCTGAGATATTGTATGAAGCAGGTGAATTCGACAAAATCGAGTGCTCTGATATAGAGATATCAATAAGTGCAATAGCTGGATCACCAGGCAGGGTAATAACTGAGGAGGATATCGGAACAGTGATCGGGGAAAGGAAGCCATACCGCAGGATCTGCGTTAAGAATCGGAGGAACAAATGAGCGTGCTTAGCACTATCAATTCGCCTGATTTCGAGGCCGCAGTAAAGAAGCGCACGAAAGACGGCCCGAAGTTTCTTTCTGTAGTAACGAACTATATCAAGATGAATCGCGACATCTTGGACTGGCCAGAGCAGCAAGTGCTGTCGGCTATACTCCATGGCGCGGCATTTGGCGTCTTAATTGACGGAAAGGAGGGATACATATTTAAGCGAAGGGACAAAAAGAAGGGCATAGACAGAGTTCTTTTTGATCCAATGATAGCTGGTATTCGTAAAGTCCTACTGCGTATCAACGCCTATATGGATACCGGTATAGTGTATGATGGCGACGAGTTCGACTATGCACTAGGCGATGGCGGATACATTCTTCACAAGCCTGCCAAGCTTGGCACTCCTCGCGGTGACATTATCGGTGCGTGGGCAACCATCACGATATACACTACAACTCCACCTCACGTTTACCGAGAGGTTATGGATAGGGAAGAGCTCGATAAGATACAGCGCATGTCGCCATCAAGTGGCGGGCCTTGGTCTACTCACCCGAACGAGATGCGGCGCAAGACCGTTGGGCGCAGGTGTTCAAAGCAGGTGCCGAATCTTCCGGATGGATTCTATGAAGCAGAGTCTGCGGTGGACGTACCGGATCATGACAGTGAAGAGCCGGTTGACCTGATGAACAGGATTAGGAGCGCAACATAATGGGTGGGCGCAGGCTTTACACAGACGAAAATGGACGCGTGTGCACAACGTGTTTCGAGTACAAGCCATGGAACGAGTTCACCAACGATAGGCACAGGAAAAACGGTCATTCGCCTGAATGCAGGGAATGTGCCAAGAAGCGAAGGAACGACTTCTACTTAAAAAAGAAGCAGGAGCATGGAGAGCTCATACAGAACGACCACGGCCGTGAATGCGCTCGTTGCAGAAAGTACTTCCCATGGTCAGAGTTTGAAAATGGAACGTCTTGGTGCAAGAAATGCAAAGAGGCAGACGCTAGGCAAAAGAATGCAAAGGCCGAGCGCAAAGAGCGAGAACGACTTGAGAAAATCCGCAACTTTACATGCGAATATTTCTTGAGTGCTGAAAATCGAGCTATCTGGTCGTGGGGAGGAGCTTGCAATATCAAGAGCAATAGTCGAAAATCATGACTCCATCAACCAACACGAGAGCGCAGCACATGGCAACGGTAATCTATCGAGCGGCAGACGGAAGCGAGTTCGAGACAGAGGAGCAGGCAGCGAAGTACGAGTCATCTATCGAGGATGTCAAGGCACTCGAAACCAAGATCAACGAATACATCAAGCACAGGACCGACCTGGAAGACCGAGGTGTCAGCCGCAAGGTCAGTGAGTACCGCGACTTCTGCATGTTCCTGGTGGTTGGGTGGACCCCTGACATGCAGCGCATGGTTGACCGTAAGACCGAGCTGAAGGCGGCACTAGCCGAAAAGATGAAGGACAATGTGGAGCAGGTGTTGGACAAGGTCGAGGTTCCTGTGGAGCAGGCCGAAGTTAGTGTCGAACAGGAAAACGGAAAGGACAAAAAGAAGCTGAACAAGGCGTAACAAACAACCGATAATAGCGGGGGCTACGGCCCCCGTTTTCTTCTAAGGAGCTGTCATGCTTAGGGATTACCAAATTAGAACATTAGAAAAAGCTCGTGAAGCTTTCGTGGCCGGCCACAAGTCCGTTCTGATGGTTTCTCCTACTGGATCAGGGAAGACCGTGATGTTCAACCACATGGTCAGCAGATCTTACGAGAAGGGAAAGCGCGTGCTGATCCTAGCGCACCGCTCCGAGCTCGTTGATCAAACAGCTGAAAGCTTATCGGAATATGGCGTTCCACATGGCGTCATATCTCCGCGTATCCGTAGAACAGCTCATCGCGTTCAAGCCGCTCGCGTGCAAACGATCATAAATAGGCTTGATACCTTCGATAAGCCATTTGATTTCATTGTCGTCGATGAAGCACACCACATGGTGAAGGGCTCGATGTGGGCTAAGGTGATAAACTGGTTCCCATCGGCCCGCATCCTGGGCGCTACAGCGACGCCAGAGCGCCTAGATGGGAAAGGACTGGGTGACTACTTCACCTCTCTGGTGGAAGGCCCCACGGCGCGCGAGCTGATCGCACAGGGCTATCTCTCGAAGCCGATAGCCTACGGCCCTCCAGCCGGATCACTCGACCTCAGCGACGTTCACATGCGAGGTGGGGATTACGCTCTCGGAGAACTCGCTGATGCCATGCGCAAGCGCGTTCTGACAGGGGACGTGATCGAACACTACCGCCTGCTTTGCGACCGGCAGCCCGCAATCGGGTTCACCGTCGATATTGCGGATGCGCACCGGCGCGCGGAGGAGTTCAAGCAGCATGGCTACCAGGCCGCAGCACTGTCGGGGAAGACCAAAACACAAGAGCGCAAAGAGATGATCCGAGACCTCGGGAACGGCGCCCTGGATGTGCTGTTCAGCTGCGGGGTGGTAAGCGAGGGCACAGATATTCCGGTAGTCGCTGCCGCAATCCTCCTGCGCCCTACGGAATCTCTCGCCCTCGCCATCCAGCAAATGGGGCGCGCGATGCGCCCGTTCCCGGGGAAGACACACGCCACGATCCTGGATCACGCTGGCAACGTCGAGGTTCACGGGCTCCCGCACCTGTTGCCAAACGCTGATCACCCGTGGTCACTCGAGTGTAGGCCAAGGGTCAAGCGCAAAACCAAGTTGATCAGACGGATGAAGCAATGCCCGGAGTGCTTCTCCTGGGTGGAGTCTACCGCGCGCGAATGCATGCTCGGGCACCGGTTCGAGGTCATTCCTCGCGAAGGTCCGGAAGAGGAGGATGGAAAGCTTGAGCTCATCGATGAAGATAGGCTCCTAGCTAAGAAATCTCGATTGCGTGAGCAGGGCCAGGCGCGCACCTTCGAGGAGTTGACGGCCCTTGCGGCAAAGCGTGGGTATCGCAACCCTGAAAAGTGGGCAGGCATAATATTATCTTATAGGAACAATAAGATGAAATAATTTTATTTCAACAAGTAGTAGCATTTGTGTATCATGTCTTTGCGTGCACAAACTAGATACAATGGATATGCTCAATGAACGAAAAAGACGTCTCAAATTCAATCTTGATGGCTGCATCAAGTCTTGGGGTTACTTTGTTCCGTACGAATTCAGGTAAGGCATGGCAGGGAAGCAAAATCCGCTTCGCAAGCGGGCTTGCTATAATAGAGAACCCAAGGCGAATAGAACTACTGCCTACCGGATTCTTTGATTACGCTGGATGGACACTAGACGGCCGGTTTCTTGGCATAGAAGTAAAGGGGCCTAAAGGCCGAATTGGAGAAAAGCAACAGCATTTCATTAACAGGGCAAAACTGAGCGGGTGCGTTGCAGGCGTTGCTTGGACTGTTGAAGATGTAATTAAACTGATCGAGGACAGCAAGCATGACTGATGAAGAGCTTTATATTCTGCTTAATGAGCTTTACGATAACCTCGAAAACACTCCTATGTGCAGCTCGATTATCACTAGAGAGATTAATAAGCTTGAGAAAATGGAGATAGAGAGAAGGAACGTGATGTATCGAATGCTGTCGCTTCCGGATTACTGACCGGAAAAAAAACGGCCCCAGGGGATAGGGCCGCAAAGCTGTCATGGAGCTTAAACATGACTAGGAACACCGTAGTGTCAGAGTCTAGAATACTGCCATACATTAGTCAACAGCCAATAACAAAAAATCATTACATTAACATTTTTAGGTCGGATATCGAGCTCAGGGCAGGTGAGCAGGACAGGCTAGCCGAGATACAGAAGCGAATCGCGGTAAACCCGAACCTTGACATCCTCGACAAAGAAGTACTCCTCAATGAGGCTCACAAGGTTGGAGGACTCTCGAAGTCGAGTATCGACCGGTGGTTATCGAACCAGCGCAAGGGCAATGGCAAGGCGAAGCAAAGCGAGTGGTTCGAAGGACTCGGCATCAAGCCTGGAGACGATGGAGAGCCAGAGGCGACGGTATCTAACGCGGAGCTGGCGCTCATTCATCACCCCATGTTCAAGGGATCGCTCATGTATGACGTGGTGACCGACCGGGTGGAGTGGACGCGCGAAGTCGATACCCTCGACGGAGCCGAGAACATCCAGCCAGGACCCTTGCGAGATTCACACCTGACGAAGGTACGGGGGATGCTCGATACCATCCTGTCCGGGAAGCTCTCGAAGGACGACGCCCACTCCGCCATCGTCTCTGCCGCCGAAGCAAACCCAGTTGACCACGTCAGTAACTACCTCTCGCGTCTGCGGTGGGATGGTGAGCCGCGCCTGGACACCTGGTTGATCGACTACCTGAACGCCGAGGACAGCGACTACACCCGCGCCGTGGGGCGTAAGCAGCTCATCGGGGCCGTGGCCCGCGCGCTCACACCAGGGTGCGAGATGCATACCGTCCTGATGTTCGTGGGCGGGCAAGGCATCGGAAAATCGCGGGCCATCAAAGCGCTGGTCCCAAACTCGGCCTGGTTCACCGACGCACTTCCCGCCTTCGGCTACAAGGACATCGCCATCCACCTCAGCACCCACTGGATCATCGAACTCGCCGAGCTCTCGGCCATCGCCAAGCGCGACGTGGAGACGGTCAAGAACATGCTCTCGCAGAGCGCGGACCGCTTCCGCCCGCCATACGGCCGGTTCGAGGTGTTTAAGCCGCGCCGTTGCTGCTTCTTTGGATCCACGAATGCCGACGGCTACTCGCTCATAGATGCATCGGGTAACCGCCGGTTCTGGCCCGTGGCCCTTCCAGACAAGCTGTGCGATCCCGATGCCATCGGGGCCGTCCGTGACCAGCTGTGGGCCGAAGCCGTGGTCGCCTTCAAGTCGGGGGAACACTGGTGGCTGGAGGAGGCCATGGAAGCGGTAGCCCGTGAGCACCAGGAGGCGCAGCGAATGCTGGACCCATGGGAAGACTCACTGCGTGAGTGGCTCTCGATACAGGATGAGATCACCGTTGGCGATGTGCTCGAACACCTCGGACTCGAGAACCGAGACATCCGCGGTCCGGAAGCAAAGCGCGTGGTCAACATTCTGCTTAGGGATGGGTTCAAGAGGATGAAATTGCGAGATGGAGCAAACCGGCGATGGGCCTACGTTAGGCGCCGTGTGGTCCTATGCGGTCCCATCTAACAAGATGCCATGGGACAGCTGGAGCCCTTGTGCCGCAACGCTGGTCCCATTGGTCCCATTAGGTCCCATCACTCTATATATATACGCGCAAGTAGAATAGTAAGAGGTATGTCTTACCATTTTGCGCGTAATAGTACTCTATGGACCCATGGGACCCATGGGACCCATGGGACCTACGTTGCGGCACAAGGGCTCCAGCCGTTTTTGGGCTCGTGGACATGAAGGGACCCCATGGGACCCATGGGACCAAAACGAAATGGGTCAGAGTGAAGTTTAACCAGACAAGCGAAATATTCGTGCCAATGTTAACAGGATGTCAAATGCAAATAATTCCCATCATCGATTGAATGTTACAGATATGACACATTCTGAAAAGGTACCATAATCATGACGATACACGACATGAACGTCGAGAAGCGCAAGCGGCTACTCGAAGCACTGAGAGGCGGCTACATGCCAGGTGCAGCCTGCAAAATGGCTGGGCTTTCGCGAAACACGTACTACCACTGGCGCAAGACCGATCCCGAGTTCACGGCGGAAGCGAAGGACGCAATGAGCCAGGGATACTCGAACTACACCATCCGGCTGGTGGAGCTGGCCTTGGCAGGCGAGCGGTGGGCACTGGAGCGCTGCCTGGACCGTCACCTGGGCGCGATCGACGCTGGGGAGCAGGTTCTGCCCGATCAGCTGAAGATCGAGGCTCAGAGGGCCGCACAGGCGGGCGCAGGGGAGGATGACGATTGGGCAGAGCGGTTCCGGCTGATAATCAACCTGGACAAGACCGCAGCAAACAAGGGTTAAAGACATGTCTACTATTCTTAGGTCTCTTGCAGGAAGAGCCACATGTGCTTCTGGTGCGCGCAGACAATCACACAGAATGTAGAGCTGCGCAGGGACGCCTTCTTTATGAAGACCCACATGCGCTTTCTGACGGTTGGTTCGCTGGAGACTACGCAAGAGGTTCGGTAGAGACTCAATAGATTTTATGGGCCATAGAAATGTCTTTCTGTCGAGATAGTCCGTGAAGTGGCATACTATCCTATCAGTCAAACTAGTAGCACATTATGGATGATTATGACGATGATGGTTTACAGTTATCTAGGCAGAAGTCATAGAGGAACAACCGGAACGTGATTGCCATAGTGTCAGCAATACATGAGATTCTGTCAGACAATGACGAATCACCGTCTATTGGACACCAGCTTTCCATTATTAATAGCAGGCTCTAGAGGATCGAGAGGGCTATCAAGTCGCTTTCGTCTTCCGTTCCATGGAAGAATGACGCTATCGATATCCTATCCGGACGTGACATCAGCAATGAGCAAGAATGAACACAGAGCGTTTTTCGCAGCTGTTGACCTTGACAACCCGGCAGATTTCGCAAACGCGCTTAAGTTCATATCCAAGTCGGTCGCGCTGATGAACATCAGGGTTATCGAGCTTCGCTTGGTTAAGCACAGCGAGAGGATAGCCAACATAAAATGCGAGGGCTTTTTGATAAGCAACGAGGATCAGCAATGAAACTTGAACACCACTGCGTTAGGCTTGATACGCTAGCTGACGAAGTGCGCAGTATTAGCCCATCAAAAACTGATAATGAAGATTACATAGAAAAGTATAACTTCTTTGTTGAGGCTCTGAACGACATGATTTATAATCATTTCGGAACAGATATTGCTATAGAGTTCGAAAAGAGGTGCGAGCAATGAACATAAGCAATTGCGCAATAAGCCTAGATCTGCTAGCTCAGTGTATCTCGATGTCTCGGCCGGCCGATGACGATATCGACGAAGTTAAGGACCAGTGGGACAACACGCTGATGATGATACTGGAGCAAGTCGAGGGCTTATTTGGGTTAGAGGTTGCTAGGGAGTTTCTTACAATGGTAGATAATAATGCACAGGGTTAACCTTGACGGTCCGTTCATGCTGCTGTATGCAGTCGTTTTAATAGTTGTCGTGATTATTGCATTTGTGGTATCATACCTCATCAACAGGAGCAAAGATCGTCTGTA